CTGATCCCTGGTCTTATCAAGTAGATATACTTGTGCTGTCAATGGTCCTTACAGCCGATAAGACCTGGGATCAGTGGCAAGGCGCACGCGTGTGCCCCCGCTGATCCGAAGCTGTTTGGTGGTTCTTACAGTTTTTAAGTTTTTGATGGGTTGGGTAGATCATTGCCCTCCTTACCATCAACGACAGGCGCTTCAGGGCTGGAGGTAAGAAGACCAGCCCTAAAGTGAGCTTCAAGCCACAAGCTTGACAGCTGGTCCAGGATATGATAGGATATAATTATAAAGGAGAAATATATGACTAGAAGAATTGAAAGTCCAATGATTTTGATTAATCACTGGCACTGGCTCGAGGCCAACGGATATAAGCGACAAGCCGCAAGCTGTAAGCAACAAGCATTAAAGTTGACAAGAAAGAATTATAATGTTATAGGAGAATCAAGGAGAAAGAAACATGACTAAAAAAATGACAATGGAAGAAGCAATTGACAGAATAAGAGAAGCTGTTGAATATTACGATATGGTACACGATACCGGAGATAAATTTCAAACTGAAGAGAATACAAGTTATGTATGGGAAGGCTACGAGAGACTCGTAGAAATAGCAAATGAAAACAAGTGAAGCATGGAAAATAGTCGGAGGGCTGTCAAAGCCTTCAAAGATGCCTGGCTGGTCGATAGGTTTACCCGCGAAGGAATGCAAGACTGGCGGCAAGCTCCAGCAAGTAAAGGGCTCCGTCTGTTATGATTGCTACGCTCTAAAAGGTTGCTACGTGTTTAAAGTTGTGCAAGATGCACAATACCGAAGACTGGAAGCAACAAAGAGCCCGCAATGGGTCGAGGCCATGGCACACTTGATCAACAGCAAAAAGCCTGATGTATTTAGATGGCACGATAGCGGCGACGTTCAGGATCTGGAACACCTAAACAAAATTTATGCTGTCTGTAGGTTAACACCTTCAAAGCGTCACTGGCTCCCGACCCGTGAAGCATGGATCAAGAAACACTTGCAAGACAAGCCCGACAATTTAGTCATACGATTTAGCGCGCCCATGGTAGACCAGCGGGCGCCTGATTCGTGGCCTAACAGCTCAAGCGTTATCACCAGGGATCATCCATGGTTTGGCGCGACGTCAAAAGTTTGTCCAGCGTCACAGCAAGACAACGAATGCAAGGACTGTCGAGCATGTTGGGATCCTGAAATAAAAAATATATCTTACAAAGCACATTAAAATGACTTTAGTTTTTAGACACCCAAAATATTATAAAGAATTACGCAAGCGTAATAAATCGGATCAGGCCATTAGCAAACTCGACACTCGCGAAGTCGTTGATAGCGTGCGCCCTGGTCCGGGCCAACAGCCTCAAGCATCAAGCAACAAGCTTACAAAGTCTCAAGCTTCAAGCGGCAAGCATCAAGCCCCAAGCACAAAGGCTCAAGCTTAAAGCCGCAAGCAACAAGCTCCTGGATCCGGGCTCCTTCAAAAAGTTTCAAGCACCTTTGATCAAGGCTCTCTACCAAGATAAATGAGTTGTTAGGATGGCGTACATGAAACGCAATTTGGTGTGGTGAGAAACGTATTTTATTCCCCTTGCATACCTTTAATTCTACAGTGAAAAAGTGCCCAGAAGTATTATAGCCCAATAGATCAGGAGTACCGGATAAACTAATGTTCTCAAGTCTGATCCACGATATTTCAGGTATAAATTTTTTAATTTTTGCATACAATTTCTGTTCTGGTTTCAAGGGAAGTTAGTAGTCCCGTTGAAGTTTTTCTGGCAAGATAAGACTCGAAGGTTTTTCAGTTTTTAAAACTAATCTGTGAGCACTATGACCTGGCTGGCCTATGATTGGAACCGCATTCTCATGCACTTCCATACGTCGGATTGCATGCAACTTTCCTTTTATCTCCACATAGATAACTGCGTTTTTTACTGCGTCAGAACCTTTGGTAAATTGACTTAAGAATTGTTGCAAGTCTTGAACTCTCATGAATCTTTTCGTCTTAACTTGTTAGATAAATCCTCTATCACTTTTTTATAACCTTGCAAGAGATTTTCTTTCTTTTGATCTTCGTGCCAAAATTTTTTCCAAAAATTAATTTGTTTTTGAGCATCAACTAACAACTGTTGATACATCTTAATTGTAAGTTTAAGATTATCTATTTGTTTGGTTAAATCTAATTCTCCTCTGTCATCTTTCATGTATTGACTTTATAGGATAGTTCCCTTAAATTGTCAATCATGGGAGTACCAAAAAGATTAACTGAAATGCAACAAAGATTTGCCGAGTTTTTAGTATTCGGTGGACCTGAAGGACCTATGACTAAACGTGAAGCTGCTATTGCTGCGGGCTATAGCAAAGATAGAGCTATGCGTGAAGGATCAGAACTTACCAATCCAAAGTATTCACCCCTTGTTGTTAAATACATTGGTGAATTAAAAGAAGAAAGATTAAGAAAACATGAGGTCACTTACGAAGGACATGTAGCAGAGCTAGCTAGATTACGTGAGGCCGCTTTGAAGAAAGGTTCTTTCTCTTCTGCTGTAAACGCAGAAGCGAACAGAGGTAAGGCAGCAGGACTATACATAGACAGAAAAATAATAAAAACTGGAAAGTTAGAAGATATGTCAGAACAAGAATTAGAAGCCAAAATGAAACAAATCCTAGACGACTATGCACAGATAATTGATGTGACTCCATCTAAATCTTCTGAATCTTCTTTACCCAGTCCCGAGGAATCATCGTCCGATCCCCAAAACTAAAACTACCATCATCCTCTCTATCGTAAGAAGCAAATAGTTTTATAGATTTTTTATCTTTAGAATATAGCCAACCTTCATTTACAGGTCTTGCTAGTTTCATCTTATCAAACTCTTTCTCTGTAGCCCAGCCCGAATCACTCACACAGTCGATCCACTCCACACGGACTTTAGGATAAGGTATCTCGGGAGTTATTGAGGCGATAGCTTTTCTTCTTTTCCTAGGCATATATAAGTTTATATCACAGATTTATTTTTTTAAAATATGCATTCGCGCGCGTGAACCGAAATTTGATGGTACATTAAAAAGTGTACCAAAAATAAAAAGTGTACCAAAAAGTGTCCCACTTTCAGCCTTATTTTATGCGGTAAAACAGTCAAAAGTACACTTGGACAAATTATTTCCGAGAGAAAAAAATATTTTTTTTAATTCTGTCACAGAATCTTATGCTTTGTATTTTCTGCCTCATTTTCGCCATAATGTAGACTCATTACTGCCAATTTATCCTCTGCTTCCGCCATTTTCATAAGTAATTTGTCAACTTCTGCAGTGATATCAGGATGTTCTGGTATTACCAGCTCATGCTCGCTATAGCATTTTATCTTATACTTGGCATCTGCAATATCAGCCTCGTATCTCTTTGTTAGAACCTTTCTAATCTGATTGTTCATCTTTCCATTCCTCCTTTGTTTCATTACCATTTTCATCTTTGTACAATATCCACGACTTCTCGCCGTCGTAGTAAAAGCCTTCTATTTCACGCTCCATTAAAAAAATCCTCCGGGTTCATATTTACTTTTGCTTTCTCTTTCTCGTCATGTTTTAGGTCATAATACCTGTCTAATCTTTTCAAAAACTCATGTTTATAGCGCCTTAATTCAGGTCCCTCGACTCTAAACTCCTGGTAATATAAATCAGGAGTACATACCATTATCACACCCTGATCAATGTTAGATTTATGCACGTAGTCATGAGCCATGGCGTATGCTGCTATCTGCAGGTAATAATCCTCAATCCATTCTTTTTTCTTTGGCCTGTTAGCCTGCTTGAAGTCAACAACAGTCTCACGACCATTGTGAAGACAGACTAGATCAGTAGACCCAGCATAAAGCCCAGGATAATATAAAGTGACTTCTGAACCATACCACTCTTCCACTGGTGTAAGACCCACGTCAATAACTTTCGCGGCCATGGTTTTCGCCTTCTGTCCGAGTTCTGTAAGATCATCGTAGCCAGTTCCGAGAATATAGTGTTCCAGGAATTTGTGCATAGCTGTCCCCCTGGCACTAGATATATTTTTGATTCGTTCTGCTTCTTGTTCTCCAACTTTAGCCTTCCAGTCTTTTAAAAATTGTTGATCTTTGGTGGCTCCTAATATCGTAGTCACGCTTGGAAGTCTAGTACCATTTACATCATAGAGCCGTGTTCCTTGGTCCTCGTGCCTTGTAGCGTCGACGTAGGTATACTTCTCACTCTTCGGTATCTTACGACCTATGTTATGATATTCTTGTATGTCTTCATCACTCATCATCAGATCGTTCCTCCTGTTCTTCTTTAAAACCTTCTTCTAACATTTCAGATAGTGTTTTTTCTTTTTTAAATATCTCATCAAATCTCTTACGATACACATCGTTAGATACTCTAGACTTACCATCCCAACGTCTACCATTCGTCATAATTTTTTTTTCAACTCCTCCAGGTACGCACTGTTCTCTTGATTCCGTATTAGTTCTTCCAACTCCTTACCCTGTTTGGCTCGTAGTATTTTAGAATGTTTACGCCAGGCCCATGCATTAAGCATACCCGCATACTTCATGATAAAGTGTAGTGATTCATAAATAAATTTATCTAAC